GTTTGCTGAGGGTGGTTATGATTATAGAGAAAAAGTAATTTATTTAGATGAAGCTCTACCAGGTAATGAATCAGCTAAAAAAATTTATTCATCACATTTTAATGATCCTAATCCTATTGCTCACATAAGATTCAATACTAGAGGTGTAGATAATTATGGAGATACTTATTACATTGGAGAGATTCAATCTGATACAGGTCAATCTATATCAAAACGATTAGCTAGGTATGATGGTGATAAACCTCTTGTTAGAAATAATCCTTTTAAAAATAAAATCATAAATTCAACATTGAAAAGAGAAATAAATGAAAAAATTACAGAAATAAATAGACTTACTGATATAGCAAATGAAAGACCACTTTCGCCGCCTGAGTTTAAAAGATTAAACGAATTACAAAAAGAAAAAAAAGTTTTAGAATCTAATTTTCAAATAAGACCATCTCAAGTTACAGGGAATGAATATTATGGACAAAGCTTTTCATCAAAGGAAGGAACTTATGATTTCTACCCAATGATGAAAGAAGCTACATGGACAAAACTTGCATTGAAATCATTAATCAAAGATGCAAGAAACAATAATGTAAGATATATAGCAATCGGTGCTGCTGATGATTATCTTTTGAAACAAGTAGGACAAAAACAAAAACTAGAACAATACTATGGATTAAGTGGAGATCAGTTAGAAGGTAGTTTTAGAAAAGTCCCAGGTAAAGATAGGCTTTTAAAAAATTTAGATGGTAAAGCAGTTGGTAAATATCGAGACTATAAAACAGGAAAATTAGTTAGCACTGCAGTTGTCCCGAAAGCTATGCAAGAGATTGCAAAAGAATTGGGGGCTAAAGTAGTTGTTAAAAAGGTTATGAAATCAGATGTGAATAAACCTTTTAAAGTCACAGACTCAGATGGAAAAATTGTTGGATCCTTCACGTCAAAAGCTGAAAGAGATAATTTTTTAAAAATGGACAAAAACGATTTCTATGAACCATTGGATATAACTGATATTAATGACCCTAGAAATTACAATACAAATGTGGTATTAGATTTAGCAGGCTCGAGCACGGGCAGAATGAAGGCATATAAACTTGGAGGATTGGTAGAAGTAAAACGTGAACACTTTGCACCATTATTTGGATGATAGATAGAGCAATCAAAACATTGGCAGCACAACCCAATCCAGCAGGGCAGATTAAAGATGAGGTTTCGAGAGCTCAACAAGTTGGCGGTGGAATAGAAAAATTTAAAAAAGATAAAGGTTTAAAACTTAAAAAAGGTGGTATTGTTTGCCGTGGTCAAGGTATGGCTAAAAATAAAAAAATAACTAAGATGTATTAATGTCAAGCGAAGATTTAGAAATTATTGATACGACCGCTGGAAATAATCCAGAGCAAGTAGATACAGTATTAGATGAAAATGATAATGTAATTGCTGGTGTTGAACCAGTTATTCAACAAGAAGAACAATTTTTTTCTAACTTAGCTGAAACTTTAGATGAATCTATTCTTTCTCAAATAGGTAGTGAACTTGTTTCAAACTATGAGGATGATAAACGTTCGAGACAACAATGGGTTGACTCATACGTCAAAGGATTAGATTTATTAGGTTTCAAATATGAATCACCAGCCCGTCCTTTTCTTGGGGCAGCGGGAGTAACTCATCCCTTACTTGCGGAGTCAGCAACTCAATTCCAAGCGCAAGCTA